CGCTAGTACTAAGAACTAGTGTACATGACACATCGTCGAACTTTTCCTTGAGTCTCCTTCTATTATGCATCCTTCTCAAAGCAGAGGATTTCACGCCTGAAGAAAAGAGGCGGGGGGAACACCCCCTGTTCACAGGTTGAGCAGCCAAGCTCATCTTTCCGCTCTCTACCCACACAACACCCGGTTTAAAGACACTGGGACGCGCAGAATGACCCCCGAAGAGGCGACTCATGCCACAGAGAAATGACAATTCCTCCGTCTCTACAATATTCCGCTAAGCCAGCCAAAGGGAATCGCACCCACCATAAGTTACAGATTTAATCATCTGTCCGACCCGGAAGTCAGGGATTCCTCCTTAATGTACCATAACCGCTTCATATTGTGGCTCTCCCACCCGCCGTGCCCGCACCCTTCGCCCGCTTCGCATACACTGCTAGGACAGGGTTCAAAGAACTTCTCAGGATGACCAACTAATTGGGTTCCTGAGAAAAGGTATATGGGTAGTCGTATTCGACTTGCTACTTACTCTCCCTCGACTTGCAAAAACCAAGCGCGGCCAAACGGTCCGCCCCGGTCGGCATCCACACTTTCTTTTGTCCTCTGCGTACGTAATTACTTAACTCCTTCTGACCCAGCTGGGGACGAAGGTACCGGTAAGTGTTCCGCGGAGATATACCTAACAGTCGTGATTTCTTTCTTAAATTCCCTCGCTGGCTCGAGGGATTAAAAGCTATACCAGTGTTTTCAATACTGGACATCCATTCTGCATGTACATCTCGTACCGCATTCACCGTAAGTGGAGACCAGGCTGCCTGTACAAAGGCAGGTCCTATCTCTTTCTGTAACTTACGCATCTCCTTTGTTATTCTCTCCACTCTTCTGAGTTCCCACCCTGGTGGTTTACGCTCTTGCTCTAGATAAGTCGGTTTCATCGGTAGAGGTTTTTCACACCCCTCCTCAAACGACAAATAGTAGCATTCACGACCCCAGAGCCCGGCTCCGACTAACTCGTCACGAGTGGGATTCAAACCTAATCCCCTCACACACGACCGCCTACTTGCATATATCCACTTCGCATTCCATCGAAGAAAATGCGTTCTCAATACATGCTTCCGCCTTCCTGTAAAGCCCGGTGCAAATGAGCTAAACCGTCCAGCCAAAGTCTCGACTCCGCCACAATCCTTTCTAAACCCGAAGGCAGTCGATCGGATCATGGGCACGAGACGAACTCCACTCGGTCGTGAAAGAAAAAGGGTCGAGTTTAAGGAAAAGTACTTCCTATCCACTAACGTCTTTCCCTTGGAGAGAACTAAACCGGATCCCTTAACTCCTTCCATCCAACGATCAATGATCTCAGGTGTAGCCCTAAAAACAATGTCGTCGCCGTTAACCCTCACAGGTGACTTAGGCTTGCCACAAGTCGAATGGGGCGCGGCTGTGCCCGAAAAATACCTAAAGGCTAGATAATTAACAAGGCACAGGAGGGGGAAGCTAAGGAGATTTCCCATGAGTTGCCCACGTTCCTGCACGACGGGTACGTCCTCGCGCCGAAGGTGCAATGCTGTGGCAAGCATCAAACCAGCGGAGCTACGTATCCCCTCAGGAACTGAAGTCGTGTTATTAAGTAAAGACTGCAAAGCATCCGAGGATACTTCACGAGAGAGGTTATCTGTGGCGGATTCGTAATCCCCGCTACAGAAAACTTCCCCATCAACATACTTAAACTCTTCCTTGAAACGTGCTGCCTTAGCATCGCCTCTTAGAAGCCACTTCTTCTTGGACAGATGGTTATAGATCGCCGTATGCAACGGCCTAAACAGATTCATTTCAGCATCCCCCACTGAAACGATCCGATACTTACCCCCCGTCTCGACCGCTGCTACGCGGGACGGGCCGAGCTCAATAGGAGATTCTCTCGTCAGAACCTCTAAAACGTAATCATGATGGCAACTCCATCCATCACGACGATTGAGCACGTAAGATCTAGCACCACCAGAAGCCCGTCCACCTTGGGAACAAGCGCTCATCGGGATTGTAGCATTGAGAGCTGCGCTTTCATACAATCCCGAATCCCACCCGACAGGAAAGATTTTTTCGGTCTCCTCCCTTACGTACTGAAGAAAGCCAGGATCAGCCGCCAATCCTGGAGAAGTCATCTTCTTCAAATACGCACCCAAATCAGGCTCCTTACTCGGTAAAACCTTCCGATAAAGGAACAGTGACATGCTAATAGACATCCTCGACGTTCTGTCTAGTCTACTAGTTGGCTCATGCCACGGGTGATAATCCTTACCTTCAATCATTCCGCCACAGAAACTTTTGAAGGCAGTCAAGCGCGCCTCATCGTCAACACCCGCTACGGTAGGGAAGGGCAGAGTAACTCCAAAGAGAGACTCTTGCATTCCCAAGAACCGCTTAAAGCGAAGACGATAAGGACAGCCAACCGAGAAAAACGAACTCGTTTTACAATCTCGGACCATGGTGAAGTCTATCCCAACGAGTGATAGTCTGATAGTAATGGTTTTTT